TAAGGCAAATGCTAGTATGACTGCTTCTTCTCTCATGGAATTAGTGTAATGCACTCATGACGACAGCGACTACGATGGCCCCGAAGCCAGCCATGATTCCCCAGATTAATTTGTTAAGCATTGCTTCAATGCGATCTAATCTATGATGTATTGTGTCATATCTTTCTGCACAAAGTTTTTCGTGAGCTACTAATTCTTCATGGGGAGTCATACTGTTTCTACCTAATTAACCTCTTCTTCTTTATTCAAAGATTCATTTAACAATCTTGCAAATGTATCTCTGCCCGCTTGTAACTGATCTAAGTTGAATCTCATCTGAGCCATCTTACGATCTAAGTCTGTAATGTGATTTAGGAATGCAATCTGATCTTTTTCGAGATCATCTACGTTGTATTCTTTATCATCGATTGTTATTGTTTGTTTGTTAATGGTTTCTTTTTTAGTCTTTGCCATTATCGTTTCCTTATGTAAAATTAAAGTTATGCTGTGTATGTTTCTCCAGCAGCGATTGCTTCGTTTGATGGTTGCATATCTTCATCGCCCCACCATTCTTTTGCGACCATGATTTTAAGATGTTCTACGTTACGTTTAACGCAGTCTTTCTTTTCTTCATCGGTCTCATCTGTCATTGCGTTACCCGCAATCACATCATGAATTAAAGTCACAGAGTCACCCATTGCTTTATAGTGCTGTGCCTTTTCTTCTGTACTTGGTATATCTAATACTACATCATCTGTCATGTTTATTCTCCTTATTTATAAATTATTAACATGCCATAAGTACACATGGTACACAATATGAACCGTCTTCGTATGTACAAGTGACACTTGTTGATGTAACTTTAGCAATTGTTTTGCTACGCACAATATCATCACCTTGTGGTTTAGCTGTGCCATCACCAGCAGACATTAACAAGTCACCACGATTAACATTCACACCTTGTGCAATACGAATAATCATATCACCAGTCATTGCCATGTTAATTTCTTCTACATCATGTTGCTCATCATATATCCATGATACATGCACACCAGCAACATTTGTGTCACCTTCAACATCTGATACTTTAACTTTGTTTAATTGCTCATTATCAGCAGATTCGCCTGTATCAGCATTAACATAAACACACATGTCATCAAGGTTAGATAATACTGTTCCTTTTAATATGGTTTCATCTCTACTGCTATCAGGTAATTGAGTAAAGCGTGATAAGTGACCACCGTTGTAAGATACGGTTGTACCTGATACAGAAATAGTACCTTCTATTGTATTGTCTTGCCTAAATTGAACTAACTCACCATCATTTGTTAAACGATTTAATACTAAAGTAAGTCCTCCATCTCTAGTATTAAAAGCACTTCCATTAGTATTTATAAAGCACCCTACACTTGAAGACGCACCATCAGAACCAACCAACAAACTACCTGTAGCACTAGAGGTCATTTGGATACCTACACCAGGAATCCTAACATCAGTCACACTCGCATTACCTAGAGTAATCTCGTTAGAGACTGTAGCAGATGATGCTTGTGCATCAAAGCCTATACAAGTGACATTTTGTCCTGTAGTTGTTGATGCATTACCAGCTTGAGAGCCTATCATTGTGTTTCTAATACCGCTACTAATTAATAGACCAGCTTGGTAACCAAAACAAGTTGTGTTATTTGCAGAGCTGCTATTAGCAGCTTGATATCCAACAGCTGTGTTGTTAGATGCAGTGGTGTTGAGACGTAAAGCACTTACTCCTACAGCAACGTTATTATTAGCAGTTGTATTATCCGCTAAAGCAACATCACCTATAGCTACATTATTATCGCCATAAGTGTTATCTTCTAATGCTCGCTGTCCGACAGCTGTATTTTGAAAACCTTCAATATTAGCTAATAATGATTGATAACCAACTGCTGTGTTTTCATATCCAGTCGTATTGCTATATAAAGACTGATAACCAACTGCGGTGTTATTAGATGCAGTGGTGTTGTTATCCAAAGCCTGTGCACCTACAGCTACATTGGAATCACCTGTTGTATTTGCAGCTAATGCTTGATTACCTATAGCTGTATTATTAAGAGCGGAAGTATTTAGGTATAACGCTCTGTACCCTACAGCGACTGAACCAGCACCTGTGGTATTGTTAATCAACGCCTGAAAACCTACCGCTGTAAGTGAGTTACCTGTTGTATTATTAGCTAAAGCTTCCTTTCCTAATGCAACTAAACTGTTACCAGTCGTATTATCATACAAAGCTTGATACCCTACAGCAGTGTTGTTAGATGCTGTGGTGTTGGAGTAGAGGGCGTGATGTCCTAGTGCTACATTGCTAGAGCCTGTAGTATTGCTAGTTAAAGCAGCATTGCCTATTCCTGTATTTACTGTTCCAGTTGTATTTGCTTCTGAAGCAAAATAACCAAATGCTGTATTATCATTTGCAGTATTATCTCGTAGTGCGGCATATCCAATAGCAGTATTACGAGAGCCTGTAACTAAATTTAAAAGTGCAGAACTACCTAATGATGTATTTGAAATACCTGTTGTTACTTGATACTGTGAGTTAAATCCAATAGCTGTATTTTGTTGTGATGTGCCAGTAGCCGCATCTAAAGTATTAACACCAAACGCTGTGTTACTAGCTACTGCATTAGCACCTTTACCTACAGTGAGTCCGTTGATGGTTGCATCGTTAGTAGCAGTAAGAGTAGTAATAGTCAATGCAGATACAGTATCACCGCTTTGTATTTTATCTGTATTTAGATTATTAAAGTTCGCATCTACTTCTGCATGAGTTAATGCTGAGCCTTTAACTGACCTTAAAACAATTGTTGACATATTACTTTTCCTTTAATTAAGCTACTGTGATAGAAAGATTACCTGTTGCAATCTTAAATATATCGCCTGTATCAATAGTTTTTGAAACATCTAATGGAGTATGGCATATTAAATTACCTGCTGTAGACGCATCATGCACACCAATCCAGCCTACTACTCCCCATGAAGCAGTTGCTTGTGGAAACTCTACATCTGCATTGTTGGTAGAAATACCATTAGACGGCACTGCAAATGTTACAGCAGTTCTTGCGTAAGAACCACCTGATACCTCTGTGCCTGAATCAGCATCTGTTGGGTCTGATGTGTATAAAGATACATAGACTGTAGCAGCACCTGTATGTGACGCTCCCCGTAGTAATACATTGATTACTAAATTTTCTGAATAATTACTAAATTCTGACATAATTTACCTCATTGATAATGTTATAGACATTGGACTAGATGGGTATTCCGCATCATCGTCACTTCTTGTTAATGAATCCAAACCTCTTTGATATAACGCTGCCCAAGTTTGTAGTCGCTCGTCATTCATCAAGTACGGTTCAGCTTCACCTAACGCACCATATAAAAGTAAATCTGGGCAATTAGCTAAAAATAAGTTTGATGAATTGCTGTCGCTTAAATAATCTGGCTTATAGTAGTAAACCATGCGTAGTGTGTAAGCAGAATCTGGTATTGGTGCAAATTGAAATTCACTACCTAAGAGTGTATAAAAGGTTGGTTTACCTGATTGTTTAGACCTAGTATTCCTGAAGAAGTTAGATGTATTTTCAAACTGTACTACGCCTACAGGATTTGTATCTAAATGCAAATCTTTCATTGCTAAGAAGTCGCTAGGTAATGATACTGTTGCATCCCCTGCGGCAGTTGTTGCAGTAGCTACTTTTAGCATAGGTCTAATGCGTAAATCTCTACGCAATCTATCTTCTGCTAGACGAATAAACTCTGGTATCTGGTCTGTTAAATCAGTACGAGCTAGATAGTTTGCTATCGTAGTTTTTAGCGTTGCATAATTAGTAAAAAATGCCATTTAGATTCTACCTTGTTTTGTTCTAAAAAATCGGTTGTCTGGATGATTTAAAAATTCTTTAAATTTCTTTTGGTCAAGCACATGGAATCCTCGCATAATGCCTTGTTTGTTTAACTCATCTATTGCTACCATAGGGATACTTGCAATCTTATTGTCAAATATATCGTTGCCCCAAGTGCTAGTTGATGCGTTGTATTCTTTTTTATTTTGCTCAACAATATCTGTTACATCTTGCTCTGTTGCGATAACTATACCGCCATCATCTGTATCGTGAAATTTATGTTTTTTCATAACTATCCTAAAAGATATTGCCCTCCGAAGAGGGCATATCTATTTATATTACTCAGCTAAGTCAGCAATAATTGCGTGAGCTTTTTCGTTTTTCACTTCAAGAGTGTATTCAACGAGTAGTTGAGTTTTTTCTGAGTCACCAGTTTTAGCCAATTCATTAGTTTGGAATGGGCGTAGGTATGCAACTGCTGCATACTCTGGGTCAAGAACAAATGCTACTTCACCACCGTCACCAGAATCAGCAGTCATAAATCTGTTAGGAACAACAGATAATGTACCGAAGTCTGATAGGTATACATCAGCAGCACCAACAATAGTTGTAGGAGCATTTGATGGAGCTTGATAACGCTGTTCAGCAATACCAGCAAAACCTGATACTACTTGTTTCTGTGTTGGAGTTACCATAAGAACAGATGGGTTACCACCTTGTACAAATGCTTGTTTAACAGCAGATTTAAGCATAGCTTCTGTAAATGCTGCATCTGTACCAGATACACGAGCAGTTGTACCACCTGAACCTGCTGTACCGCCTGAACCTAAAACAGCATTAGTGCCTAACCATGCTTGTAAACCACCTAATGTACGAGCTGTTGAAGAATTACCAGCAGCAGCTACATTGTTAGATAGTAATGTTTTTTCCATATCACGTTTTAGCTCAGATGATGCTTTAGCTAATTGATATGCTTTTTCAGATTTACGACCAGCTTTATCAACTGACTCTTGAGTGCCAGCGATTTGTACTGTTTTTGTAGAAATCTGAGTTCTGTTACCAACACGAGCTGTTGGAGTAACAGTTAATGATGTTGCATCTGCACCTTCAACTGCTGCGTTATTAGCTACGGCTGCTGCAAGTGCGTCTGTTTGCCATTCGTGGTAAACAGCAGTTGCTTTTGTTTTACCAACTGAACTCATAAAAGGAGTATCAGTAGGAGAGATATTGTAAATCACATCGGTTAAATCTTCACGATTACCAATGGATTGATAAGTTTGAAATGTTGCCATTTTTATTCACATCCTTGTTTATATAAAGTTTTCAAATAAAGCTGCGGCATCCTCTTTTTTACCAGTTTGCCTTAGCCTTGCCATTTGTTTCTTTTGTGCATCACTTACACTTTGCTTAACCTTAGTGCCTGACTTCACCATTTTCGGTGCTTCAGCTACTTTCTTCTTCACACTAGGTTTAGATTTCTGTAGCTTGTCATACAGCATAGCTTTATGTAGCGTGATGACATGGCGAGAATCATAGACTTGAGCTAACTCATTGTCTGTGTATCCCACGCTTTTACCATAGTTGCGAATTTCATTACGGACTTGTTCGCCTTTGGTTTTATCTGAAAACTCTGGAAGGACTTGTGCTAGTTTTTGTGCTTCTTGAGCAACAAAATTCTGCATGGCTTGAGATTGCTCCGCTTGTTGCTGTTGGGCAAGGCGTTGCTGCTCGGCTCTTACTGCGTTTAATTGCTCTTTCTTTTCAGTCATTTCAGCGACTTTAACTGCATATCCTATCGGGTCGTTCTCTTTCATTACGGCTAAATCTTCTTGACTATCCCCTTGTGTCAGGAATTGTTCAATCGCTTGTAGCCGTTGAGCATATGTATCTCTAACTCTTTTAGACTCTTCTATTGCTTGTCGTTCAGCTTCATTTGCTTTACGAAGTTCTGCAACTTCTTGAGTCTTTTTAGTGTAATCAGCACCAAGTTGATAACCTTGCATTAATTCTTCG